GCAAACCGTTTCTGGTCTCAGATCTTCGGTATTGCGTTTAGTAATAAGAGGTGGCTTCATTTCTTTATGTTGTTTGTCCCTGTTATGGGTCTGTGGACAAGTTCCATCGGTATTATTGGTCTTGCTCTCAACCTTAGGGCTTATGACTTTGTATCCCAAGAGATCAGAGCAGCAGAAGACCCAGAGTTTGAAACCTTCTACACCAAGAACATTCTCTTGAATGAAGGTCTTCGTAACTGGCTCGCACCTGTTGACCAACCACATGAAAACTTTGTATTCCCTGAGGAAGTTCTTCCCAGAGGTAATGCACTCTAAACCACATTTCAAAGTGTTAACCACCTCCTCACAGGGGTGGTCTTTTTTTATGCCCTATGGTATAATAAATACTTGAAGAAGTGCATCAGAAGTTTGATGAGAAAGAAAAAGATTGCTGTTGTTGGATCTGGTAACGCTGGATCTATTACTGCACTTCATTATGGATACTACGGAAATGAAATCTGTGATATCGATTTATATTACGATCCAAATATTCCAATAGAAAGAGTCGGTCAAGGGACTGTTGTGCCTATCGCTAAACTATTGGCAGAATCTTTGAGTATGGATTGGTCTAACAATCCAATCAAAGCAACTTTTAAGACTGGGGCAAGATTTGAAAACTGGGGTAAATTGAATCATAATTTTTACCACAAGTTTAATTTTAATAGTATGGCTTGTCACTATGTTCCATCCTTATTATCAAAGGCTGTCATAGAATCTGGACTTGTCAATCCAATCGAGAAGAATATCGAGAACCCAGAAGAGGAAATCGATGCAGACTACATCTTTGATTGTAGAGGAAAGTCAAGAAATAATTTTGAACGTGATTATGATAAGCTTATCAACCCTCTCAATTCGGTTGTCTTGGCTCAAAAAGAGGGTAGAGATCCCGACTTAACTCATACTAGATGTGTTGCAACTCCAAATGGTTGGACGTTCGTGATTCCTAATCACGATAGTGTTTCATATGGGTATCTCTATAACAATACAATCACTACCAAAGAGGAAGCAGAGAAAGACTTCATTGAACGATTCGATGTAGAACCTAATGGTGGTTTGAATTTCAATAATTATGTCGCAAAGAATGTGTGGGCAGGGGAAAGAACTATACTCAACGGAAATAGATTTTCGTTCATTGAACCCTTAGAAGCAACATCAACACCAGTATATCAAAGTGTTGCTAAGTTTGCTTGGAACCATATCTTTGATGGAGCACCAAAGGATAAGGTGAATGAAGAATTACAACTCATTGTGAGAAGAGTACAGACTTTTCTCTTGTGGCATTATCAGTTTGGGTCTAAGTTTGATACTCCTTTCTGGGAATATGCTAAGTCACTGGAATTTAATCCAGATGATGAGTTCAAAATACGTTTGGAACAGTCCATCAATTCAAGTCATTTTGAACTAGATCGTTATGATGGAAATCTGGATGGGTATGCAATATGGCCTAGGTACAGTTTTAAACAATGGATTGAGAATGTTTCGGTATAATGAATAGTTTTGAGATATTCTTTTACTTTCTTTGTTTCGCTATCATTGCTGGTGCTGCCTTTGCAATGATGTGGTCTAATATTCAGTCCATTAATGTGGAGATGAGTAAACCTAGACCTCGTCATCCAGAGGCACCAGAGTTTGGTGAGGAAGTCATGTACGTTGACCTTACCAAAGAGAAACTGGAAAGACTTTACAAAGAGGATGAAGATTGATAGACTACAGGGAGTTAACGCTCCCATTTTTTATGAACGGAAATCTTGAGCCAGACGAACGGGTACTAGATGACAGTGTCATTTACCCTGGTGGTATGTTGGGACAACTTGCTCTCGTCCTGGAGAAACTGGGGTGGGAGTATGGTGATGAGGTTGATGTAGAGATTGGTGGTACATCTGTCTCTGGTATTGATGTGGGTGAAGTGTACAATAAGAAGTGGCAGTCTCCGATTGGTACTCGTAAGTACAACAAAGATGCCTTCATCATCATTAAGAATCAATCTCGTAGAGACCTGACTAAATCACAACCCAACCCTGAACTTATCGGACATCATGTCAAAGAAACTAGACGAGCAGACCAGGAAGACAATGGTTCAAATTCAGTTGAGGAACCTGGAGTCTCTGCTTGATGGGGAAGTATCCCACCAAACACTCGTAGACCATACAGGAAAAGTATCTTACAGATATACAATCACTTATCAGGAGAAAGATGGCAGTACACCCTAAACTTCCCACATCGTTTGGTGGGACAGTAGAGAAAAACATTCCAGAAAATGTAGAGTGGATTGATGATTGTTTCTACATCAAAAAGACACGTTTTGGATTGTTCACCAGTATTCTTAAAGAACCACTGGGACAACACTTTATCACTGGGATGACTAAAGAGGGTGTGGAAACCATGACTCGATGGCATCTTATGTGCCTACAAGATGGTTCCCTTGATGAATATACCCGTGTTGTAAATAGTGGAGTAGTCGGAGGTAAATTATGACATTCGTAGTATTTTCTAGAGATGGGTGTCCTTCTTGCAACAAAGTTGAACAGGTATTACAGCTAGCAGAAGTTCAGCATGTGATATATAAAGTTAACCGAGACTTCACCAGAGAAGAATTCTTACAGAAGTTTGGTGATGGTTCAACCTACCCCAGGGTGGTTATGGATGGTGAAGTTATTGGTGGATGTCAAGAAACAGTCAAGTATCTACGAGAGCAGAAATTAGTATAATGGAAGATAGGGAGATCTATTGGGAAGTCGAAAGAACTATTGATTACGCTTTTGACCACAAGTTCTTCCTTAACATGTATGAGTATCTAAAACTCAAGAAGACAAAGAAGGTAGATGTAAGAGAGTTCATTGAAAGTTCTACAGCGAAAGAGATTAAGGACATTATCAATGATCTCGAAGAGTACATCCACGGTGGTAGTGACAACGATCACAAACAACTCAGGGAAGGGTATGGGCATCTGGGTAAACCAGAGGCAAGAAAAATAAAAGACTATCTACATGGGATACTGGAAGATGCCAGAAGGTACGAACAAGAAAAACAACCAGGAAAAAGAAGAAAGTTCTCTAAATAAGCTTGAAAGTAATCCCATTCCCGTTAATCGTGGAGTAGAATTACTACTTAGAAATAGGAGGAGGAGACCAGAACCACCAAAGACTTTCCAGATTAAGTTTGGGAACTTGGTTTCTTTCTTCAAGAGGGAAATTGTGTTCCACTTCAACTTCTACCTGGACATTAGGAGAAAGAAGTAAGCCCAAGGAGGGAAGACAATGTTAGCGGTAACACTAACCTTTTCAGCAATCATTTCAGTTATGTTTCTTCTCGTAGGAGGAGTGATTGGGTATCTAGTGAAGGAGTATGTGATTGAGAGAAACTCTACTTACATCCCTATGCACCCAGAAATGTTTGATGAGAATGGACAAATCATCCCCGATGAGGTATTGTCTGTTAGGTTTGAAAATAACCTAGAGGACTTTCAAGATGAGGATTGACCTTGACTGGTCAAAATAAATAACCTATACTGAATGCAAAACAAATTACAATGGCTACATCATCAACAAGAAAGAAAACAACAGCGAAGAAAGCAGTAACAGTTGCAAAGAAACTTCCTCCCAATCCTTTTATTCATGAGATTCTGGAACACGTTTCCAAACAGAGGACTGTAAATAAAAAGATTGAGGTTCTGAAGGAATATAGAAACGATGCTTTGACCGCTGTTTTGATTTGGAACTTTGATGACAGTGTGATCTCACTCCTCCCACAAGGTGAAGTTCCCTATGAGAGGAATGAGGTCCCTGTAGGGACTGACCACACCTCTCTGAGGAAGGAATGGAAGAACATGTACCACTTTGTTAAGGGTGGTAATGACTCCCTCTCCAAGACCCGTAGAGAGACCATGTTCATTCAGATGTTGGAAGGTCTCCATCCTGAAGAGGCGGAACTGGTGTGTCTGACCAAGGACAAAGGTCTGTCAACTAAGTATAAGATTTCAAAACAAGTAGTAGAACAAGCATTTCCAGATATTAGTTGGGGGAATCGCAGTTGAAGATTACTATCTTACATGAAGATTGTGATAAAGAATTAGCTCAAGATACAACTCTTCCATATACAACCTATCTCGTTGAGTATAAGTTGGATGGAAGAGTTCGTTATGACCTGGTGAATTGTAAGAAGATGATTGACATCTTTGATCATTACTGGGATCACTATCGTCATGACTTCATTAACATGACACAAACTGAAGGACGAGTTAATCCTAAGTTGTGGAATGATCCAAACAAACCTAGTAAAAAGAAATGAGTAGCGGATTTGATATCAGTTTTGAAGGTATAGATATGAAACCTGATGATGTTCAGGATCTTCTTAAGAAGTATAAGAAGATCAAGAAGTATCAGAAGTCTAATCTATTTGCCATCAAAACAATGGATGGGACTGAAGAGATCGTCTCTAAGATGATTGAAGAAGCTCATGATGCAGGATTTGACAGTTGACATTCTTGGTAAATAAGAGTATGATCCTTAGCATGTAATACCCTCATCATGTATAAACCATACTCACCTGAGTGGCACAGGTACAGATACTTA